CAGAAGTATCACCTACAAGAGTTACACGACCAAAGGGACGAGCCTTATTGATAACTTCCTGCACTCCCTGTCTTGTAACACCAAGAACAGCGTTCTTAATATTCGCATTTGTAACAGCATTAATAACCTTGTCAAACGCATAAGCCTTTGCCTTGTTCATCATATCTGTCTGGATGTTCTGAATAAGAGTATTCTCGGAACTCATATCACCATACTGAGCCTTACGATAATCAACCTCGTAACCAGCAGCAAGAGAAGTTGAAGGCACACCATACTCATCTTCGTAGTTAAAGCTGAAAGGAACATCACCATTGAGAGCCTGTCCTCTTGTATTAATGCTCTGCTTTGTTACCTTGCGCTTAATGTCCTCGCCGTAGCCAAGCTGCTCAAAGTCTCCAAAGAATCCCAGAAGCTTAATTTCCTCAAGTACAAGGGGGCTTACAACCAGTGTTCTGATAGCATTAAGCTCAGAAATAGCAGAAGTATCACCACCCTCGGCTTTTGCGTTCAGTTCCTTAATATAATTTCTACACTTGTTACCAACAGGCTTACCCTCTCCGTCTTTAATAGAGTCAATGGACTGTCCATTGACCATAGCACTATAAGCCTTTACAACAGGAGACTGTGAATTAAGCTCACTAACGACCTTATCTTTGCGACTATTAGTCATTTCATTAAGTTCATATCTTCTCATATCCTTATCATTCCTTTCTTAAAAATTATTCAGCAATGGTTACAAGAACTCTTACACCTATAGTAAGGAGCTTCATAACCTTAAAGCAAATGTCACCAGTAGTTGCGGTATCTTTCTTAAACTTAAATGTAGTAGCGTCAAATGTAAGTGTATCTCCTACTGCAATATCGCCAAATGTACCTTCTATATTCTCCTTTGTTACATCAAGCTCCATACCTTCCCACTTAGAGAGCTTAAAGAGATTTACATACTCTCCCTGTGCGATAGGATAAGTAAGAGCGTACTCCTTATCACCAACCTGAGTATTAAGAACAATATAAAGTTCCTCGCCACTTGCAGGAGCTTTAGTTACCTTTGAAGCACCTGTATATGTAAGACCAACAAGTGCGCCATTAATCATATCTGCGTGTGCTGTAACATTAGGGTAGCTATCACCAAAATGTTCAATCATCTTCATAGTATGTACCTTTACCATATTAAAACCTTCCTTTCTTAATTAATAAATAGAACCTTCGTCTGAATTTGTTGTGTTTGTTTTTGCTCTAAAGACTTCACCATAAATGTCGCCATTTGCAGAATTAAGCTCAACGGTGGTATCTTCTTTCTTTTCTACTGACTTCATACCAATGCCACGATAAATAGCATCAATTACTGTATTAATCTCAACATTAACAGGGTCAGCCTTGAACTTTTCAATCTCATCCTTTGCATACTCCTTCTGCTCATCTGTAAATCCTGCGATAGCAGAATTAAGTTCGCCAAGTCTCTCCTTTGCCTTTGCCTCGCCAAGTGCAACTTCGAGTGCTCTCTTTTCCTCCCAAGCACCGTCAAGCTCCTTGGACTTCTGGTCAATCTCAGCCCTAACCGCATCAAGTGCAGACTGAATTTCAGCAACAGAAGCGTTAAGTTCCGCAATCTTGGAATCCTTATCTGTTATAATCTGATTAAGCTCTGTAATCTTTGCCTCATACTCGGCATTTTTAGCATTAGTCTCTGATACTGCAACCTTTACGGAATCAGTAATCATAGCAAGTGTCTCTTTATCCATTTTGTTAACCTCACTTTCTTTATTCTTGTTTTTATTCAAAGAAGCGGCTTCTAATACAATTGCATTTTCATCAGCTTCTTTAACACTTAAAATAGCAGTACCACTGAAATCAAACACCATAGGTATTCTGTATTCGTCAGTAGCCTCACCTTCGTATATAATTTGGTAGTCATTTTCTTCTTTTCCAGTTAATTCAATAGAAGATTTTATAACATTTGTCTGTAAATTGTTCTTGAGCCATTTTACAAAGTTGGGATAGCGTTGGTCAAATAAATAACCTTCTCCAACTAAAAGCTTTTTATCAGAGCCATTTACATTAATCATTTCTAACTGTGCTTTTTCAATTACTCCAACTACATCCGAATCTTGAAATATAGGCACTGAATTACCCTTACCATCTTCAATCTGGTCAGTATATCCATGTCCCAAAGGTACTGTTTTTGTATCATCTGTAAACTCACAGCATATTGGCATATTGATAGCGGTTTCCAAATTATTAAGGACATATTTTTCCTTCCAATGGAGTCCGTTACCTTGCGTATCTTCTTCATTTTCATGTATGGTGAGAAGTGCCATCTTTATATACCTTCTGCCACTTTTAGTACGTTTACTTCCCATTTCAATAATTGTATTCACATTCTCACCACCTCTCATATGCTATAATAAAAAAGGACTTACTGTATTATAGCAAGTCTCTTTAACCATTTGGTTTGGGTTGATTATTAGAATTATTTGTTTTACTCTTAATTGTATTTGGATTAGTAGGGTTGTCATTTGTTGGTCTACCGCCACTACTATCTTCTTGATTTCCAGTACCATCTTCTTGATTTCCAGAGGTATTATAAGAAGTCTTATTAACTGGATATTTGTCTAATACTCCTTCTTCTAACTGTTCGTCCAACATAGCAAAATAAACATCTTTGGGAATACCAGCGCAATTAGCAAGATACGCAAGTGAACCTCTACCAATAGTGAATAATTCTTTGGCTGTATTGAAATATTTCTCCCTGTTTAAATGGGTTATTGGCAAGTAATTATTCTCAATATTAATAAAGTCCAGTCCGAGTATATTATAATTAACAACTTTGTTTAATTCCAAAGTAATATCATATATCCACTCAAACAATTGACTGGTAACTAATTCAAGATTGGTTTGCTGAGAGCTAAATGAAGTTGTTCCGCTTGCGTTAAGGAGTGAAGCCGCAAATCCCAAATCAGTTCCGACTTTAGTATCAAGATTGGACTCGTAATCGTTATCAAACAAATCAGTCTTGGTTTCGATACTTCCAATTTTCGTTCCTGCGGCAACAGAAAAGAATGTCGTTCCGCTTGAATTGCTTTTTCTTTGAACAGCCCTTTTTACTGCATCATGTTGTTCTTCCTGCTGCTTTTTTGAAAGTGCCGAAGTACCAGCAGTTTTTCCTTCTGGGAATGTTTCATATATAATATTGTTATTGATATTTCCAAGCAAATTTCTTTTAGTTCTTCTAAAATCGTCTGAATAAATAATATCTTGAATTGCGCCAAGCACCAGCGGTCTACCCCAAGGCTCATCGAGATTAGAAGAAATCTTGTGAACGATTGTTTTGGTATTGTCCAAAATAAACATTTGATTTTCTTCTGTTTTGTCATTAGTCCATTTATTATATGCTACTGTAAATTCAGTAGGATATTTTTTTAATTTATCCCTTGGGCTTTCCATATTATCACTTTCAAAGTAACTTAAATCAAAAGCAACAACATACGAGCTATTCATTGTTCCAACTATGCGGCAATAATCCGTAGGTAAAGATTTTATTGCAATATTCAACTTGGCAAGCTTTGGTTTTAAAGCATTAACTTCTGAAATAGAAGTTGCTTTCCACTTACTCATATATTTTTTGTTAGAAGGTTTTGTTTTACCAGTATCTAAATAATAAAAAGCAATTCCATCAATACAACCTTTTAAAATAATATCCCTAATTAATTGCTTATGCTTTATTTTGCGCATAGTATAATTCATTATTTCTTTCTGTATTTTAGAAGATTTATCTGTAATATAATTGGTTATAACATAATCCAAGGAGGGAAGGGCTTTCATATAATCGAGAGTGTTTCTTAAAATACCATCGCTTGAATACAATCTTCGTGAAATAATTCTAAGCTCCTTGTTGTTATAGTCGTTCATAGGATTTTGAATCATACTAACTATATCTTCAGTTCGATAGTCACTCAAAATATCAAACCACGTTTTTGTAGTTACATCACTATGCCACCAGTAACTATTTACTTCATAGTTAGTTGTATCTTTTCGTCTGGTTATTTTATGTACTTTAGCCATTTATACCTCCTTTCTTTTTAGTTCACAAATACCTGAGTTTCATATTCTTCATCTATAGACATATCTTTGGCAAATTTTTCAACATACCAAAGCATATATATTAATGCCGAAACTCTATCCTTATCTACTTTTCTTGCAACTCTTTCAATTGTTATTCCACCATTAGATAAATGCTTCATTTTTAAGTTAGCAGCTTCTTCAATAAACGCATCAGTTTCAATATATGGTCTTATTAAATTTTCGGAATCCGCCCACTCACTTTCGGTAAAATCTGTCTCTATTTTTCTTTCTAATAATTTTAATTTACCACTTTCAACATAATCAATAAATGTAGTAACTATTTCATTCTGACATGATTGCGCCTTGAGGTTGTATAGGATTTTGGGCGAATTTGGAATCTCTGGTTCATTGTCATCATTAATTGTGTCCCAGCAACCTAAACTTTCTCCTGTGATTGGGTCAATAGTTTCTGTTAACAACGCATCTATAAGCCCAGCACCCAAACCATTACCATCGCAAATAACCATCTTTGCATGATACTGCTTTTGCACTTGTTTTACCCTTATAGACTGTTTAGTGAAATTATATATATTAGGAACATTTATAATATCAATGATTTCAACCGCAACAATCCTTGAGGCATCAGCATTGCGTATGATTTTACCAACTACAATTGAAGATTGGTTATTAGAAGTTTTCTGACTTCGTGCAACGTCAACCCCCATGAAGATTTCGTCATTTTCTGTTATCTTTGTTTGTTTTGATAAAACTCTACAATTAAGCAGTTTATTAATATTTACCAATGCACCCTCAGAAGCTCCAACCCATTCTTGTTCATAGTTTTGTGCAAAAGCTACCAGTGACATATTTTTTTTCTTATTGAGTATCTGACTCTTACTTGAACCACGACCATACCAGCAAGGCAACATCCAATTAGAACCAAGAACAATCTTTCCTTTGAGTTGTTCCATTTCGTCAACCATACTTAATAGTCTAAGATATTCGTCACTACCTTTAAATCCAGCAGTTGTGAAGAAATGAATTTGTTGATTAAGCTCACAAGGGTCAGGTATTCCAAGTTTGCCAACGGTTAAGCGAGGAACTTCAACAACGGGGGCAAGCGCATCCTCGAACAAGGTATTATTAAGTAATGCTGCTTCTTCTATTTTTAAACGTGTACGTCTTTGTCCTTTTGTACTTTGAGCATTTGCAATAGCATCAATTTCAGAACCATTTTTGAACTTAATAAAAGCATATCCTTTTGAAAACTTGGGCTTATCCTCTACTTCGTTTAATAAAAGCGGATAATGTTTTGTTATTTCATTCCATTTAGCAGCCAAAAGGTCAGCAGCATTTTCTTTTGTTTGTGCTGAAATAGCAACAGTTATGTTGGGATATAGCATTGCAGCACATATGCAATCCAATACCTCGTCATATGTTTTTGCGTAGCCTCTTGAGAAATCTCCATACATACTAAAAAATCTCAAATCGCATCTGAGAAAAATTCTTTGGTCAAGATGAAGATTGATACCCCCTTTTGGAGGTTTAAGCATATCCAACATTAAATCAGGATAGAAACGAAAGAAGCTTATTAAATCATAATAATTCTCAATTCTCTTGCCAAAAGGAGTGTCATCAACAAGAGCTTTAATTCTATCATTCGCCATCGGCATCACTTCCTATATTGTAATCTTTTGGCAATTGAATAAACTTCTTTACAGCTTCTCGGTTTTTTTCAGAAGTATCATCTGTAAAAATATTATATGGGTCGCCATACTGTGCGATATATTCTTCCTTCTTTCTGTCATAAAACTTATAAACTTCCTCATAAGCCACTTCTGGTAAACCTTTCAATTTGCGACAGAAATTAATATAGCACCAAATTATAAAATCTGGTGCATCATTAGGAGCATATTTAAACCTTGGTAAAATTTCTATAATATCAGCAGCTTCTTCAACAGCTTTTGATATTTCACTAATTGTAGTTATACCGCCTTGTAAATCAGCCTGTGTTAACTGCTTGGGTGTAAGCTTTGCTTTTTCAGCGGCATCCTGTGCTGCTTTATTCCATTTGTTTGCGCTTTCCACATCTCCATTGGCTGTTGCTTCTTCTTCTCTGACTTTGAACCTGACATATGTTGCAAGAGCTTCTTCGTGAAGATTTGTTGTCAACTGATAATTTTGTTTAAGTTTGTCGTATTTTTTCTGCATTTTACGATACTGTGCCTTGGTATATCCCTCACCAAATCTATCAATTATTTCTTCTGTGACAACAAACTCATCGTCTTGGCTAACAAACACTTCATTAACATTCTCTTTTTTGCTTTTACGTCCAGAAGTTGTAATCTTCGTACAAGTCGTTGTATCATTGCCAAGTAATTTCATACTATCCATAAAATTCATTTTTGAATACTTAGATAATGTAGAAATATTCTTCATGTACTTACCAATAATATCTGTATAAGTATCAGATTTTTCAACTTCCGCTACACTAAAATCAAGCACTTCTGGTACAAAGGGTCTATCTATTAACATGAGCATTTTTTTAAATGACTCAACATTTAAACTTCCATCAATATTTAATGAGCCAGCTTTAAAACACTCCTTGCAAATGTTAACCGTTTTACCATCACTTGAAGTCAAGGGATTTGAAGCAACATAAAAATTCTTCAAAGGCAATTCCCTGTTGCAATTAGTACAGTTTTTCATAGGGATAGTTTTAGCTTTACTTCCCTTGGGTCTACCTCTTTTAACTGCCAAATATAAAATCTCCCTTCTATATATTAATCAGAAGTCTTTCCGTAAAAACCTGTTGTCTTGGCAATGTAATTACCGTTACAGTAGTTTTTTGTCATGTCTCTATTTGCTTTTTCTCCACAAACAGGACAAGGCTCATGCGGATTATATTCACTAATTTTTTTATCTACCATAAACTTTTTATCACACTTGGGACATATGTAATTATATTCTGGCATTTTGTTATCTCCTTTTGATAAATTGGTGCGTTCTTACATATCGTTGCAATGCTTAAACGCATAAATGGGGAGGCAACCTCCCCATAGGAGGAAATAAGTATTATGATGATGTCAGTAAATATAACTTGTGGCTTTGCAGGACTCGTCCTGAACACCTACTGCTGCAAGCGAACAGCGGAGAGTACGGTTTTCATCTCTCGTAGAATCGTGAAACTCTACCCTCTATTTGGTGAGCGTAGGGAGATTTGAACTCGCCATTACGACCTTGAAAGGGTCGTGTCCTTACCTATTAGACGATACACCCATAATGCGCACCTTTACATTGTACTGTAAACGGTATAATGCGCAATATACAAGCACGAAAATCAAAGCGATACCTGTGCGCACAGACAACGCAATGCAAGAGATGCTTGAAAACTCTTTCCTTGAAAGACCTACCATGGTACGCTTGTAACAGAGGCGTGGTAGGTACATTAGTGCTCGTAAAGAGCTGAGTCTTATATAGTGCCAGTTAATGGCTCTGTTGTACCACAAATCTTGCTCATGTGACTTAACACAAGGTTACTGTCTGCGGTATACTTTAATAGCAAATACCAAGAAACTAAGCGCAACGCAAGCATTGAGCTTACAAAGAAGGTAAGTGCAATTCTTTTATATTGGCGGTCACGGCAAGACTCGAACTTGCGACCAACGGTTTAACAGACCGCTGCTCTACCAACTGAGCTACACGACCATACGCCCCTTTGGGCGTACAAGTATATTTTACTTACCCTTGGTGGCAAGAACTATATAAAAGACCAGCTATTGCCAATCTTACAGTCTTATTTTCTCTTGTATCTGAAATGGAACAAAACTTGATGCAATTGCATACTTCATGGCTGTCTCAGCAGCGGACTTCTCCACAAAATATACTGTATCAGCA